ATGAGTAAAAACGAAAAGAATTTAACCATCTACAATGTAGATACTGAAACCTATATGCCGCTACCTTATGCGGATGGAGGAATTAAAGCCGGCTTTCCAAGTCCGGCACAGGATTATATCAGCCAGGCTATTGATTTAAACAAAGAACTGATTCATCACCCAGCCTGTACGTTTTACGGACGTGTTTCAGGAGATTCTATGAAAGATGCAGGGTTAGATGACGGGGATATTTTAGTTATTGATAAATCCCTTGAGCCGCGAACCGGAGATATGGCAGTCTGCTATATAGACGGAGAATTTACGATCAAGTATATCCGGATCGAGTCTAATGTCATTTGGCTGATCCCTGCAAACGAAGCCTACCAGCCAATCAAGGTAACATCAGAAAATGATTTTATGGTCTGGGGAATAGTCACCTACTCCATTAAGAAGCACAACAGGAGAGCATAAAATGTTCGCTTTAGTAGACTGTAATAATTTCTATGCGAGTTGTGAGCGCGCATTCAATCCATATTGGAATGGCCGGCCGGTGGTTGTGCTATCAAACAACGATGGCTGTGTTATTGCCCGAAGCAATGAGGCAAAAAAGATCGGTATAAAGATGGGAGTCCCGGCATATCAGATCAGAACTGAAATTGAACAATATAATATCGGAGTATTCTCATCCAACTATACCCTGTATGGCGATATGTCCAACCGAGTAATGAGTATGCTTTCCTCCTATTCTCCCAATGTCGAGATTTATTCAATTGATGAATGCTTTTTGGATTTCTCCGGATTTGGTTTATATGATCTGAAAACATACGGAGAAGGCATAGTCCAGTCGGTCACCAAAGGAACCGGGATACCTGTTTCTATGGGTATCGCCCTGACAAAGACATTAGCTAAGGTAGCCAACAAGTTCGCTAAGAAGCATAAAGGATACAAAGGAGTTTGCATTATAGACACCGAGGAGAAGAGAATCGAAGCCTTAAAACGCACAGAGATCAGCGATGTCTGGGGCATCGGACACCGGCATGCGAAGCGATTAGAGCAATACGGCGTATATAGTGCTTACGACTTCGCCCAAATGCCGAAAGCATGGGTCCGACAACAAATGACAGTCGTAGGTGAACGTACCTGGAAAGAACTGAACGGTGAACCTTGCATCGATATGGAACAAATAGCTCCGGCTAAAAAACAAATCTGCACCAGCAGGGCGTTTGGACAAACGATCGCGGATATTGAGGGATTGAAAGAGGCTGTTTCTTCTTTTGCAAGTATCTGTGCCGGTAAGCTACGCAAACAGAAGTCTTGCGCACAATCGCTCATGGTTTTCATTCATACCAACAATTTCAGGGAGGATCTGCCACAATATTTCAAGAATTGCGTGATCAAACTACCAGTCCCGACAAACAGTACTCCTGAGATTGTGCACTACGCAATTGCTGCGCTTCTAAATATCTACCGGAAAGGATATTATTTCAAAAAAGCCGGAGTTATTCTCATGGATATCGTACCGGACAACGCAATCCAACAAAACATATTCGATGTCGTGGACCGAGAAAAACATAAAAAGCTGATGGAGGTTGTAGACCGACTTAATAATGGCTTTTCCCGAAATAACCTATTTTTGGCGGTACAGGACGGACGAAGGAAGTGGAAGTTAAAACAAGAACTGCTATCCCCTTGTTATACTACTAAACTAAATGATATTATCAAGATAAAGTTATGAGAAAAGCTGTAGCAATAATTATTCCGGTATTAATATGTTTTTTTATCGGATTGACCGCAAGTTACTTTCAGGATGAGGCTATTAAGATGTGGTATCCACTTCTTTCCAAACCGAAATTAACTCCTCCGAATGTAGTGTTCCCGATCGCATGGAGTATTATCTATCTTTGTATGGGAATATCTATCGGAATAATTTTTTTATCAAACTCAATAAAGAAAAAAGAACTGATCAAGCTCTTTGGCATTCAGCTAATCTTCAATTTCACATGGAGTATTTTATTCTTCTACCTGCGAAATCCCTTGTTAGGACTTATTGATATTCTTATTCTTGACATCTGTGTGACTATGTATGCTATTAAGAGTTATCCAGTAAAAAAAGTCAGTTCATTCTTATTCATCCCTTATATCATCTGGATTTATTTTGCCACATATTTGAATGGCTACATCCTGCTAAACAACTAAAATGCCGAATTTTCAACAGCCTATATTTACCGCATAAAAAAGGTCCATAAACAAAAACAGCACTTCACAGAATAACTGTAAAATGCCGTTTATCAACTTGTTGCTTTTGTGACCCGGGAGGGGCTCGAACCCTCGACCCAATGATTAAGAGTCATTAGTGGTCAACTTACATAACGTTAATAATCAAGACATTACAGTTGTATTTTTTTTAATTTTCAAATTAGTTTCAAATCAGAGCTATTTTAACAGTTTAGCCGATGTGATTTACCTTACTTGATTTGTTTGTAAACATACAGCTTATTTTTATTCGCAGATCATTAGGTTACATGTTGTTTAGCAGAGCGTTTATTTTTTCACAAAATAATGTCTATCAATATCCGAAAAGAAAACAAGCATAAAAAGCGTCCAAATATCACTATCTGGACGTCCCTGTTTCTAATACAAGGGACTATTCTGAGGATCGTTTGTTTTTTCGGCAGATCACTCAAATAATTGCCAAATATGAAATAAAAAACCGCCCCACCTTCACAGGCAGGACGGCTGAACGAATTACTAATATTAAACCTAAACTATGAACAAACTATTCCTGATACTTCAAAATTACAGCTCCACTGCCACCATTTCTGAGGTTGCCGTTAGCGGGCTGATTACCATTTGCAGCACCTCCACCGCCCCCGAAATTCGGCTTTGCAGAACTGTATTTAAGTATATTTTCTACACTGTTACAATCAGATCCTATTATCTCATAGCGACTTTTGCCGTTCTTGTATTTATCACTATACCCGTTACCAGCATTTGTTCCGCCGTCTGTTGAATCGGAAAATAGCCCATCCCATGAAGCAGCATAATTCCCGCCACCGGCTCCACCGCCAGATCCGTACACCTCCCCTTCGATGATCATGCCTTCTTCGCCTGCGGTTGGTGGGGTGTTTCCATATCGGCTACCGAACTCACCGTCACCTCCTTTTGCGTATAATGTACCTCCATATCCACCACAAAAAGAATAACTACCACCGGCCTGCTGACCGGCTTTGCCTCCAAGAGCTATTATGTCACCAAACGAAGAAGGTTCTCCGTCTGTACTATTCGAATGGACGTAAGAGGACATCTGATATCCAAGAGTGCCACCAAGACCAATCGTTGCAGGTATGATGGTGCCAGGAATTACTTTCAATATCTGGTGAACTATCTGTCCACCACCACCACCGCCGCCGCCGGCATGTCCACAGGAGCCGCCACCACCGCCGCCGCCAACGACCCAAACTTCGACAGAATGACAGCCTTTGGGAACGATCCAACTGCCAGATTCAGTTATTTTCTCCACAACTTCTACTCGTTTCCGTCCCATCATCGCCCGCATCATATCAACCTCCTTTCTCTTGAAAGTCGGTCAAAGACTTGGGTTAAGAGGTATTTACCCCCCCCCCATTAACATTTGTAAACAATTAATTCTCATTGCTTTATCTTCTGTTTATTAGTTAATACTTTGTTTCATTTTTTGCCAAAATAGAATTTAATATACTGCTCTTATTTTTGTTACTGGACGAACATAACCGGGTGTCCACGTGGCTGTTTTGGTGTAATGATTGAGACCTCCATTGCTGAACTGAACCCACCAACCTTCCGTTGCAGAATATTCCGTACTACTCCAGTAACTACTTCTTACAAACTGTCGTCCTCCTATTTTCAACAATAAATTTTCCAGCTTACTTAGATTGTTATATATTTCCACCAACTCTCCTAAACCTGGCAAATACCAAACTCCATTGAGTAGATTATGACATAGATTAAATGCAGGTGAATTGGACAAACGCCCTGAAGCTATTACCGCATCCATATTTTTTTGACCATCATAATCCATTTTTGCTATTGATGTATTTGAAGTTGAAGTTATGCCATTTCCCACAGCTGAGTTAGGTCCATAATATGCAGACCCACTTGAGACATCAGAAAGATAGACAATGTGAGCATAACCATTTTCTATAAGAAAAACTACACCTAATGCTCCTGAAACAAAGTCGTCTTCACTGACAAATCCACCTGTTGAAAGAAGAATATCAAACAATTTTATTTTTTTTTGTCCCATCATAGCTCGTATCATATCCGACCTCCTTTCTTACAATCAGAGATCGTAACTTCTTTATTTAGAGAGTGTTTACCCCCCCCCCCGTTTACACTAATTAACACTCTAATCTTCATTGCTTTACCTCCTTATTTTAATTACCAAATCTTATAATATCCACCTATCCCGACATAAGGCGACAGGCCATGCTTGCCGATCCCGTAACCTGCTGTAATGCCAATTCCCCAGCGGCGAGCTTTCACTTTTTCTGTTATGTAAACCGTCTTTTGAAACACATCGATACTGTCAAGTGACGGATTATATCCTGACACCCACGCATGATAATCGTCCGTTAAGTACTCTTTTTGCGTGATCCTGATCGGGACGAAGATAGGTTCTCTGACTGTATCACCTTCGAGCGTTATGTAGACTGGGAACAATTCAGGAGCCGTCTGGATAACCGTTTCATAAACCGGATAAGGGATGCTGTCCCGGATCGTGTCACGATGGACAAATGTATCGGTTTTGCAGACAAATTCACCTCTTACCTTCTTCGTATATCGACCGAACACGAAGCAAAGAAGGCAGAGTACCAAAACTAATATTACATGCCAGGCTTTCATCATTAATTGTTTCATTTTCGCATCCGTATTTAGATACCGCCCGGATATAAAAAAGGCGGTGAGATTGAACTTACCGCCTTATGTCTACAAATTATTTTTTCTTGAGTTTGTCGATCTTCTTCATTTCTTTAAACCCGGTCTTTAATTCTTTTCTCAAATCAGGTATTTCTCTTTCTTGCTTCAATTGCTCAGGGGCTTTACCTGTATTTTCAATGACAATTTTACGCACCTCTTTCCCTACATCATAATGTGTTCTTTCTAAAGCCATCTGTCCTTGAACCTTCTTGGATTTTATTCTTTCTTCTGTTTGGGTTATACGAAATAAATTTGCAGCCAACTCGGTTCTTCCCATTGTTTCCAGTAATTTACCACTTTCGCAATTACGTTTTTTTGCCAGTTGAAAATTCATCATATTATACATACCCAAATATCCAGCATTGTTAAATTTAGCAAAATCTTCCACGCCAGCTTTTTTGGCAGTGGCAGATAAGGCCTTATTTCCTTCTTTGATTTCTTCTCTGAAAAAAATCCTATCCATATCATTGCTGCCTTGTAGGTAAATTTCAAACTTTCTTGTCTGTTCCGCAAAATAAGCCTGAACTCTCGCTACTTCTACCTTCTTGGGGTCAGCATTCATCGCTATAATATAGCAAGCAAAACGTGTTAATTTAAAATCGGGGCAACTCTTCCCCTCTATTTCACGCTCTACATAGATTATATTCTCATAATGGTTAATACCTAAAGACAAAAATGTTTTAGTAGCTTTGTCTATTACTTTATGAAAACATTTCATATCGTCATATCCAAGCATAAGCATTAACTCAGAAGCCCACCAAAATGTTATACCATTTTGATTTTTAAAGTCTTCAAAGCTTAATCCATTTTCTGAGAACTCTTCTATATCACACATTTTGCTCCTGTATTTCTGTTATTTTGCAAAGTACGAAATAAAATTCTACTTCCGCAATATTTCTGTTACAAAATATTAGTTGTAGACAAAACGATAAGTCCAACACGTCAAAGATCGTTCGATTACCTACCTATCGGCAGGTTCTTAAATTATGTTTCGATGCTATTTTTAGCAGCGAAAACCGCTTTTTTTGTTCTATATCCCGCTTTTTGTATAAAAATAGCAGCGAGAGCAGTAGACCTCCGATCTATCTGCTCTTTCATCAGTACCTCCCTTTCAGATATTGCTTCCGATTCTGGCCGGAGAGTTTCAACGATAAATGCACGAACGTACTGTACTGGATGCACTGATCAAAATCCAGCCCAGACCGCCGGAGACAATCGACCAGGTACGCCGGGTGCTCACAGGCTACATCCGCTGCCTCTCCCTTCGTGTGTTGGCTGGTTGGCACACCTCCAACGGCTTTATTCAGTTCTGGACACCGGTAGCCGCTATTGATAACCATCCGCTTTCCGTACTTCTCCCGGAGAGGTTGCAACAGGTTTACTACCAGGTTCTCGATCGCTTTCACTTCCCGCACTCCCGGATCATTAGCAATACCTTTCTGTGTCGCTGTGTTGCTACGGGTAAATTCTTTCAATTCAAAATTTTCACTGATTTTCATTTTCTTTCCTCCTTTTTAATATCCGTTTTGTGGCTCACGGTCACCGCATTTCTTTTTCTCACATCTCTTTAAGGCAAGTTCAAGCTTCAGGTTTGAGTTCTCCTCTTTTAGACTAAACAACTCATCCTGTACCTTCCGAAGTCTGTCAGTTTGCTCAACAAACCGCTCTTCTTTATCTGACAGCTGTTTTTGCAGGAACTCATTATATTCCCTCAAAGCCTTGAACTCTTCTGCATCCGCATGAGCATCTTCGATACGTGCATTTGTCTTCCGAGTAGTCCAGAATTTGATTCCCCATTTTATCGCTTCAAAACCTCCCAGCGTCCCGATTATCGTTAGTATATCGGTTAATTCTACATTCACTTCACACCTCCTTCGTTTTATTTGATTACCTTTGTTGTCGGTTAATTTGTTGCCAAATTGTTTGGCATGATTTCAAATTTAAAGGTTCCCGCCTCCGGTCTGTGAAGATTGGAGGCGGATTTTTATATTATTCGACTGGTTGCACCACATCAGCAAGCGGTTCATCCAAGATCTTCACATACGTCGGCATCGTGAACTCGGAGAACATCCCGTTGCGGTCGATGAAGTCAACCCGCTCTTTGAGATATGACAGTTCTTCATCTGTCAAGTCTATATCTGTTGTTTCCGTTATGGCCGCTGCATCTGTAAAACCTATGTTGATCTGGCCACCTCCTAAGTCTTTAACGACAATCCGTTTCTGATCAACCTCCGAAATGGTAATCTTACGATCGATCGAGACTTTCAGTTCCATGTTTTTTCTCGTGTCAAACTGCGGTAACACGGTGTTGAGTATTAATACCCGGTCTTTTAATGTTAAGTTCATTGCTTTCTCTATTAAACGTTATATATCATTATGATTCGGCTGTAGAATCGTATTGACGTGCATTTCTGTACCCAATACAAACTCCTCCGGCGAACACAAACCAAGTGTCGCTATTGTCTATGCGGACAGCACCACTCATGCCTCCCTTTGTATTACCTTTAGCCCCTTTTGCAAAATAGGCCTTGGAATAGGTGTAACCATCGAACCAGCCAGCCCACACAGTCCCGCTATCCGGATAAGAAGGTGAAGTCTGACTGGAGCCGTAAATTGCTGCTGATCCAGATGCGCGGCCAACCGCTTTTACGCCGAACCGGCCTTGCGTCGAAGCTCCGAAAGCGACATCCACCAAACCATCATTATTACTTCCATATCCAAGTTTTATGGTACGAGAGGTATCACCAAAATAGTCGCGTCCTTCCCATACCAGCCGGTTGTTCATTATCTCAAAGTAACCGATCTTGCCACCTGACATGTAAGCCATGCCGTTTTGCGTAACCCGGAATGGGGCACTCTCAGGGGTTGAACTGCCAGCCCAGAAACGGACAGAGGTGTCGGCTGTGCCTACGCCGGTAAGCCCGGCCATGTTGTTCTGCAGGCGGATGGCTGTTTTTGCCATCACCTCTCCGGCGTTAGAGACTTGGAACGTCGGATTATCTTTCGTCCCGCCACACCAGAGCCGGATCGTCCCATCGGCACGCATCCCGGCAGTCGAGCCGAACGTCAGGAAACCAGAAGCGGTTACTATGCCACGATCAATTGTGACTTGCGTATTGCCGTCTATATCGGCTTTCTGCCAGTCCGAAGGGTTGTAGCTTGATCCGGCAGACCGGGATGTCTTGCAGATGAACATGCTGCTGTTTTTTGTTCCATAGGTGATCCATTGGTCGCCTGCATCATAAGGCGGATATGGGGTTGATGTGAACACACGGCGTTTGCTGTCCGCTTTCACGTCTGCGGCGGTGGCGGCAGCACGGGCAGCTTCGACCGCCGCCGGGTCTACAATTTCCCGCCAGATATTGGAAGACGGGCCGATATACGTTTGAAGCACTCCGGTAGATGTGTTGTACCACATATCACCGACGTGTCCGGGCTCTGTTCCTGACGGCCAACTATTCCAGGGGTTTGATGATTGGTAGTAGGTATCGATCTTGCCGTCAAGTTGGTTCTGGAGGTTGTCCTTGATGGAATTGAGCAGGTCTTTTGTTCCATAGACGGACAAGTCCGGTTTGTCCGTAATGTTGTTATAGCCGGATGTTCCGGATGTAAATGTAACCTTCCCTTCAATTGTAGCACCATTGATCGCCGTTATCCTTGCATTCACCAGATCAATCACCAACCGGGCTAACCTGTCCTTTATCAATCCTGTCGTAATTGTCTGACCGGCCGCCTCGGTATATCCATAATTCGGAAGCCAGGAACGTACGCCATCCTCAGGAGTATTGAGCACCCCCACCCAGAAATGATAGTACCCTGTTTCATCCTCTAACTTTATCTGCCGTTCACTGACATATATTGAGCCATTTTTCCCTTCTTTAGGACATTTGGCATAGACATAATAGGCAAGCGAATTATTTAGCCGGAAAGATGCCGCCGGGATAGCCCATTCGCGGATTTCCTCGCTAACGGTGAAGTGCACTAACTTTCCTGCCGTATTCTTGAAATAGTTGGCATCATTATCTGCATTCGGAATGAACTTCACCCCTATAAGTTCCATCTGCTGGGAATTAGTACCGACGATAAGTTGTGCCGTATGCACGGCCAGCGGCTTGATAAGTTCGGTGAAATAATCCCCTTCCGGGTCAAACATCATCCCCAAAGTTTCCATCACGTCCCGCCATGAACGCTTAGTGTGCTCCCGGACTGGCTTTACTTTATCTTCAATCTCTTCCGGCACTTTATTCACATCATCCACCAAATCCTTAAAACCATTCGATTCAAGAAAATCAGACAAGGTAAGTTCATACCGGTATGAAGGCGTACCATCTTTCTCGATATACCTTTTTACCTTGGTCACGCGAATCTCCCGATCGATATCCAACTGTTCGGAATAGACACCGACCATCTGGCCACAGGCAATAAAGATGTTTTGCAGACGAAAAATGACCTCGTCACATTTTCCACGCAGCTGGATGCGTTTCTCGCACTTGCCGTCCAACCACGCTTGCGACTCTTCCTGTAGCTGCAATGAGGCGTTATCCCGATAGCTTTGCGGCATCTTCAGGCCGGTAAGGATAAACTTGTCACCGACAGAGAAGTTAATGTCACCGGGGACTTTCAAAGCGTTCTCCTGGTCATTCTGCTTTAGTTTGAACTGTTTCAGGTCATTGTCCCAACTGTCTTCGACGATTGCAAGGTCATAGCCTGCCAAACCGCCATCCTGGAATGTAACGATTACTTCTACCCCGTCCAACAAGCAATCGGTAAGATTGAAATCCATACCGGAAGCTCTCAGAGTGTAATCGTCGATCTTTTCTGTTACGGCAAACTCTCCTTTCGGAAAGATATGGTCAAATTGCATGGACTTTTCTATCCGGCCGTACTTCTCTACATTCTTTTCGATAGAGAGCCGGCCATCAGGCAGAAGAAGATAATCAGCACCATAATCGGGACCGAGATTCTTGTCTGAACCGTATGGATAAAGAACCGTTACTGGTGGCGTATCATCAACAGCAGACACTTCCAGTTCGGTAAAACCCATTCCTTCGCCCTGTGCCAAGACAAGGCCGTTGCTTGAATACTCCCTCCTGCCGATATTTATTGTCTGGCCGGATATCCAGTACTCGCTATCCAATTCCTTGATAAGTTCGTCAAGAACGGTTCCGACCTTCTTGTCCTTGAAAGAAAGGGTGACCATCCGGGACTCGATACAGGAGCCGGCCACCCAGCCAGATCCGCTACGGTTCATATTCTTCACGAACAATTCCAGCCAGTCACGCGCCGTCCCTGTATAATAGTCGAAGTTCTTCTTTCGCTCCGGTGTACCGTGAAGGAAAAACTCTACATCCAAAAGGTCATACCGGCTCGAATAAAACTGAACGGTATATTCCCAACCAAGAGATGTTTCGCGCTTGGTTACCTTTTCATTATGCCGGATCTTATATTTTGTCCCTTCGAAATCTATATAGTCGTTGATCTGAAGCTCTACCACATTGCGGGAAAGAAAAGTCAGGGTAAGCGTATGCTTTCCCATGATCTCTTCGACCGTGTAGGAGTTCTCCTTCAAATAAACGTCACAAACTACTGTATTTCCGCGCTTTATTTCCATGCTGCTAAATTATTGCTGATTCGGTTCGACAGGCCGGATAATCAAATATTATAAATGACATTCTGACTGTTGTCGTGTTTTAATATATAATCGTTACATTTGCATAGGTCGTGCCGAAAGGCGCAATATTGTTTATTTAACCGCCTCCGGTCTGTGATAGATGGGAGGCGATTTTTTAAAGTAGCCTAAACGCAAGCCCGCACACGCCAAAAGTCGTAAACAACGCTGCAATCTCACACCAGAACATCGGCTTCGTTTGAATAAACTTATACACAAAGACACCCTCCTTCTGTTTGCCGATGGCGATACAGGTATATATCAAGTATGCCATCCACACCGGAATAATAACCCACCAGAAAGGCGTACAGCCTACCCATAGCTGAGAAGATATTAAGGTCAATGCAGCCGATCCACAATGAATGCGGTTTATCCAGGCATCTTTGAAATCGGGAGCAAGGCCGACACCGATCAAACCGATACAGGCTGCTATCGCCAGTAGCCGCATGGTGAAGGTTGTGCTCAGTTCCCAGACGACCGGGAACAGGAACATAGCCGTCAGTGCCATGCTTGCACCAAAGATCAATTTATGATCAAGGGTGTAATACGTCGCACTGATCGAATAAGGCACACCTTTAGCTTTGATACAAACCGCCGCTGTATAAGCAGCGATCACCAAGAAAGAAATAATCAATAATGTCATAACCTTTGATTTTTAATCCTTATATTTGTAGCGGCTGCTCATACAGCAGCCCTCATTTTTTTCCTACGGGGGAGCTCCGCTGTGAAGCAAGGCTCCCCTTTTGGGTTCATATCTTTATGTTTATGTTTTTCGTAATTTGCAACCATCACCGGATATCTGGTATTATGACAGTTGTTATACTATCATTCCTCTCTACTATCGTACCTTCTTCGATCTTAGAGGTCGGCAAGTAGTGAGGTACGCTGATTGATTGCGCTGCCATGATGAGAGCGCAGGAGACGACTGCTAATAATGTCAGCAGGTCGGATTGGGTTGATTTGATTGTTGTTGTCATATCTTTTAGTTTTAATTATTCTTCGTAAGCCCAATAGCGGATCAGGACAGTGCCATCGCCACCTTTCGTCGATTTTCCCGATGCATTTCCCCCAGCTCCACCACCGTAGCCGCCACCACCAAGTCCGGCACTCCAGCCAGAAGCCAAAGAACTACTTTCATTACTGCCTTCGCCACTCCCTTCTGTATAATCTGATGTTCCCGGCTGAGATGTCTCCCCGCCTGATTTATTATAGGAGCTTGCCCCACCTGCTGCATTCCTTTTACCATTAGATTCCCCAAAATCACGCGTCGTATGTCCTTGCCCCGATGTTCCACCACTGCCTGTACCATCTGAGCCTCCGACCGAATGAGTAGATCTACCTACCCCTACACCTCCCGAACCACCATTTCCGTCTCCATTCCATTGAGACAGATGGCCTCCTTCAGCCCGGTAAAGCGAACTCATAAACTGTGAATATCCCCCATTTGCGCCACGAACTCCTGCACCAACTATAATTTCAATAGTTTGTCCTGGTGTAACAGTTATCGCGTTGCCATCTCTATATCCAGCGGTATCCTTCTTATATGTTTTAGTATAGCCACCTCCACCGCCTCCAGGAACTCCTAATGTTGAATTATGTGAACATCCTCCACCGGCTCCGACAAGAAACACATCAACCTCCGTGCATCCCGGTGGAACCATCCATGTGTAATTTCCAGCCGGGAAAAACCGCTTAATAAACAGCTTCTTTTCTCTACTTCCCATCAAGCTCCTTTTCATACGCCCAAATCAAGATTTAATTCAAATGTGAGAAAATGCGGATAGTCCGCCTTTACGTCGATAGCCTCTATTTCTTCGACGGTCGTAGCGGCATAAGTAGCGTTCTTATTTATTTGCATAAGATCGTATGTATCAGTTGCATATATTTCCAAGCGGGGAATCCTATCAATAGCCCATCCAATAGGTACTTCCACTTCCTGCGACGGTTCGTCAATAGTCCAGAACTTTCTTGTCGTATCGCCCCGTCCTTGAAATGCCGGTAGTGTCGTATTTAACATTGTAGTACGGAGGCTTCTATCCATCCATAGGGTGTAGTTCGCAACTTCCTCTGTCAACTGATCTCCGGCATCATTCATGAGAATATTACCGTTATCATCACGTTGGTATCGGATAACAGATACGAAAAACTTTTCGCTGAACTTATCTTGTTCGGCTATCTCCTGTAGCTTCTGCTGCCGGGCGATAGCAAGCGCATCCGGTTCGGGCACAGGTTCGGGATCCGGTGTCGAAGGGATTTCCATATTCCAAACCTGCAACGGGCTGGCGTCCGGATGTGATTCGTGAAAGTCTACCTGTTCGCCACTGAGCAGCAGGTAAGCTCCGTTTTCGTAATCCTCTAACGCTGTCCCCACTTTATAGGAATCGGGAAGAACTTCTTCCACGTTCCAGAATCCCATTTGTTTTTGAATGTATATCATATTGTTAAATTATCATATTGGTCATAATAATACGTTTTTGTCACTCTATCGTATAGGCAATACTTGTTATCTTTCTTTGCTGGCACAAAGTCTCTTATCAATTTTCCTAATTCATGAATTTTAAAAGAATAGAGCTTAATGTAAGATGGGCACGGCTGATCTGTGTAAGTAAGATTGCGTCGAAATAACCATATCTTATCAGATATTGTCGGAAATACTCCAAGAGTTGCACACTCCACATCATTTATATACAATTTCTTATTCACATTGTATTTTATGATCTGCCTCGAAGTGAATGGCATTGGCATTGGCATGTTACTTTCGGTTACACCAGTGCCGTAATACCATCTATTGCTGAAAAATACAACTTGAAAAGACGCCTCCCTGGTCCACACGCCGAAAAGAGCTTGGTTGTTAATGGTATTCACACCCTCAAAATCAATCTCAATTGAAATATTATTATTGAGCGATATCCCTGTATTGACAAAGCTATTGTTAGACTTTACATAATTGAGATTCTTCCCCATCATCACTCTTTTTTTCATAACTCACCTCTTCCCCGTTTTGAATTAATTGCCTCTCGAAAGAACCACATAAACCCCATGCACATACCTTACTGATATCGAAGCTATCTTGCCGGCAGCAATCGTAATGCTGTCCTCGTCACACTGCCAGCCTGTAGCGTTGGGAAGTGCTTGTGTGATGTCAGAAGAACCTGTATTCTTGATGTCTATCATGCACTCCCAACCTTCGGCGGGAGTTGAAGCAAAAGACAACGCGCTGGCTGCTGACAATGTTACCTTGATCGAGTAGTTTTCGACCGGGAGGTTCGTTAGCGTCGTGGCTACGGTTATATCTTTAAATCTGACGGATTCAGCGTTTTTCGTCTTTTCCTCATTGCTATAGTTGTTATCCGTATGGACATAATCAGCGTCTTTGACCGTATGGTCGTCGTTCTGCAATTGGCTGATCTTTGTCGGGATCGCCTGCTGGACGTTTGTGATGCTTTGGTTCAGCCCGGCGATGATCCCTTGCAACGTCTGTGTGTCCTCCACGCTGGCAAGGAAAGCTATGATCTCGTTGAACGACTCGATCGCAACGGATACATTGCCGGAGACAAGCCCATTTATTTGATTCTGCAAGGCGGTCAGCGCGTCGCGAATAGACGTGTCATCGTAAGTCGCTCCGTCCTGACCACGCAAATTCGGCGTATCAAAACTACCAGAAGCATAAGTAAACGTCAGGATATAAGTAGTCGCGTTATTCGTCTTAACGGCTACCTGCACATCCGTTGGCACAGCTTTATGGGATGTCTTGACATACTCATCCGTTGACGGATTATATATTTCCCAGAATCCATCATCTGTGATCCGGGAGGGCTTGCCGTCTATCCCGTGATAAGAGAGGTCTGCGTATTCCTTCACGCCGTCACCGATCTTGTATTTCCCCGTATCGGTTTCCAGCACCATTTCGCGCTCGCTGATAACAGGATTGGCCAATAACCAGTTTGCCTTTGTGTCGCCTCGTAATTGTATCTTTACTGCCATATTGCTATAATTTAATCGTTTGCATTACCGCCATCCATGACTAAAGAACCGCCGTAGACGGAAAAAGCCGTTCCGCCGTCCATGTTGCCGGCTGAGTTCACTTCCGACCAAGCCCCGTCCTTACGCCCGTAAGTCTTACCATCTTTGGGGGCTTCGGGAAAATTATCAGGTACAACATATTCGACAAATGCACCTTCTGTACTATTATTGGTTGCGGGAACGAACAGATACATCTTTCCCGCAACCAGCCCTGTACCCAAAGCGGAAACGTTGCCGGTTCCCGGATTGCCTCTCGGAATAGTAAGATTCAACAAATATTTTTCCCGCCCCTCTTCCGTTTGTCCGTTTGGGATAAGCTCCACTGAAACATTCGTACCCGGTAATCCGGTTGTTATTGTTCCAGTTTGGATGATCGGTGTGAATCCTTGTGGACCACGCCGAAGAACAAAGTTCAATTTATACAAGGGGTTGCCGTCCGGATCCGTCCCGTTCTCCGAGATTGTGACATCCATCACATCACCTTCCGTCACCGTCCCGACTGTAAAGCCGGGTGTTTTGCCGGTGAACCCGATCGCACCGGACATATCCACCAGGTACTCGAATGATTCCCCGCCGCGGACATACAGTTTGGCATTGTCGGGTTTCTCGACGTCATTTGTGTTAATCAGGACGAACTTGCCTTCAGGGACGTTCGCTATGTCGGCATTCATCGCGTCAATGGTGTTATAGGTGCGATATATGCTGAATCCTTCCGGACGGAGTATCGTATCTGTCTTTTTATATGCACCAGTGGTATAATCCCAGACATAAACGTGGTAATCAAGGCCGATATAACCGGGATGATCAGATACCGATTGAGCCTTTTCGGTAGCTTCTATCGCTCCTTGCTTTGCCGTATTCGTGTCAAGGATGGCCTGTGCCGTATCTTTCTCACGTTTCTCCTCTTGCTTTTGGCGGACAAGCTCGGCATCCTTACGTGCTTGTTCGGCTATCTTGTCGGCTTCGGATTGCTCTATGCGCTTGGCTTCGTCATCCTTTCGTTTCTGTTCGGCAGCTTCAACGGCCAGATTGGTATCGTTGGCCTTTTTCGCGGCAGCAAGGGCTGATTCCGTTGCCGTGCCGGCATCCGTCTTGATTTGGCCAAACTCCTCTTCGCGCTTTAACTCGGCATTCTGCCGCGCCTGCTCTTTTGCCTGCCACTGCGTATAGCTGTTCTCCCGGACTCCTTCCCGCTCTTCGACCGTCGCCTCTAACTGGCGAAGGTCTGTTTTAAGAGTATTTGCTTCTCCGGTGATGACATCCATTTTATCACGAACCTCCTTTGCTGCATCCGTGGCCGGCTTCATCAGCTCGGCTTTATCTTCATCCGTCAGATCAGAAAAATGCAATTTCAATCGATCCACTTCTGCTGGCGTCAGATCGGAAAACTTCATTTTCAGTTCTTCACGGTCGAAAATATCAACGTATGCGCTATCCGGCTCACCCTCGTATTTCATTTGAAGTGTACCGTTCAACTTTCGAAAGACCGGTTTTTCTCCTTTTGGACCACGAATCTTTTCAATCTCTAACAGGTTCTGCCAAGCACCATTAGCTCCTTGTTTCCAAAGGATGTATTTATCGCTTATCCCTAAAAACGCACTAAGGCCGGGATCGCCCTGTTTCCCTTTCATTGCAGAGGGTAAAGCGCGTTTAGGCCTTCCACCCTGAATGATCAGGATCATATCATTATCGGTTATTGTTCCGGCTGCCGGAAGCAAATTCGCCCTGATTATTTCAAACTCTTCTGCCATATCAATTGAAAACTATTATTTTACCTTCTTCATCTGCCAATAACCCCAAATCCGGATCTTTCAGCACACGGTAACGAACATCACCGCCGGCATCTATCCAACTCACTACAGGAGCGACAACAGAAATAGTGAACCTTACGCCAATCTGATTCTCCCGCCAAATCTCCACTGAGAAAGAAGGGCAATCCGTATAGTACACCTGGATGATACCGTCTAACGTCTTAATATATAATTCCTGATTTCCTACACCGGATATCTGGCTAAAGAACGCCCGGTAGTTGTTCAGAAACTCCTCCACACTGCCGGCCAACATCCAAAGGGGCAGTTTTATTTCCCGATGCTGGGTTTTGATTGTCGAAAGGTCTACCGTCCGGCCATCGGTGAACGGCGCCTTAACCGCTGGATATTTCAAGATGTCCTCCTGGTTATCGTCCGATCCTATACCGAAGTCGGCAAAGTCTATCCCATTGATCGCATATTGCCCGCGAAGCCCGATACCGCCGGCCGGAGTTGCCGGATAAATGGCATGGTTGTCCTCGACGAAAGAAAGTTCAAACGACGACAGGTTCTCTCCGGCATTAAATGGGATGAACTTGTCATAGGAGATTCCGGCATTGAACCGTAAACGGTTGGTCATGCCGGCAATAAGATCAAATTCCCGATAACCCGGAGCGGACAGATCAGCAACAAACTTCCTATACCCGGACCAGAACAGTTCAAGCGTTTCCGCTTTCATGAGGAATTTCAACTTGACGGTTTTAGGTTCGAACTCCACTACTGACAGATCGGGATCGATTCCGTCGGCTTCCGCCCAGTTGTTATATTTGACTGCCTTACGTTTGGGGTATTTCAGAAGATCATCAAAAGAACCTTCCAATAACTTACATCCCCATTCAGTATATATGTCTTTCCCGTCTATTGTCATAATATACGTGATGTATGGTCCTTATGGGTTATCGTTTTCCCTCCGGCATTCTTTACGAACACCACGGCATAGTTGCTCGCATGGATCTCGGCTTCCGCCCCGTGCATCAGGATCACGTTGTAGCGGCCGATCGTATCAAAATGAAGTATAGCCTTGGAACCGGCCAGGAATACCTTCACCGGATTCGTCAGTTTCACGTCCGTCTCGATATAGATTCCCATGCTTTCGGCCTTCTTGCCCCGGAACTCTCGTAATTGTTCCATAGACGGGAAATTATTCTTCGTGCAGAACTCCGTACCCTGCGGTGTCAGCAGAAGGCGCATAAGCTCTTCTTTGTTTTCCGTGCCATGCAACAACCGGCAGGCACCTAACCGGTTTGCTATCTCAAAAAACTCTTTATCCATAATGCTACATTTTTACTTTTACGTTAATAGTACCTTCCAAGGCATCAACCGTGCCTCTGGTGTTCTCCGATATCTTACCGGCAACCTCTTTGATCTCTCTCGTATTCTCGGCGATCCGATCGGTATTCTTTTCCACTTTATCTGATAGTTCGCGGATGGCCTTCACATCTTCCCAACCTCTGGATTGCATATCATAGATCAGCTTCATTTGTTCCCGGATCGGTTGCATACTGCCGCGGATGTCTTCCAACAGGATACGGACGACCCCAGTCTGACCGGCCAACAGGTCTATGCTTTCCTGGGAAGCTTTGGCATACGCGCCTTTCAGGGTATTTTCGGATATATCTTCTTCTCTCTCCGGCTCTTCCACCTTATCTTTCATCAGGCTATCAGCCCAACCGAACTGCCTGTCAATCTCCTTTTGCAGTTCTTCCGCCATATTATAGATATAATCCTGTTCCCAGCCGGAAAGGACATTGTCCGCATAAAACTCTTCCAGCTTCTTCCGGATCTTCTCCATTGCCCCGGAAGACTCCATCGCCGCCTTGATGGATTCTGTGACCATCTGGCGCATCATCTTCTTGACAGTATCCTTAGCAGATTCGGCCTTGTCTTCACCGGAAGCCCAGGCTTCGGCATAATCACTGGCAAAATTTTCAATGGCTGATTTCAAGTCTTCCCCGAAAATGGCATCTACTGCCTTCTCCTTGTTGTCGGCTATAACGTCGTTGATTTCGTCAATCTGATCCTGCCATTCTTTGATACGGTCTTTATCGGTTTTCTTCTTGTCCTGTTCTTCCCGGATCTGTTGCTGGATAAGAACTTTCTGCTGTTCAAGGAGCTTGTTTTGCTGGTCGATCAGCTTAGAGGCATCTTTTGAAAAAACCTTCTCAATCTCATCCCCCAGCTTTTCGTATGATTTATCAAGAACATCAATTTGATCCTGCAATCGTTCTATTTTCTTCTCATGCCGCTTATCATTGTTGAAGATGTTAAACACGGAGGTTAAAACGCCGATACTACCCTGTATGATACCGACTGGATTAGCAGAAGCGATACTTGTCGCTAACTGGCTGGCCGCCCCCATCAGGTTAGAAATATCCCCTAATAGCTGTTGTGTGGCTTCGTCACCTGCCAAACCCATATCAGTAAGTCCACCGACAACAGCATCAAAGCTACCCTTAACCATGTCGATTGATGCAGCCGCATCCCGGAACATTTCTTTCAGAGCATTCTTCTTTGTTACATCATCTTCGGCTTTCTTGTACTCTTTCAAGTGCTTTGAGATGAGTCCAAACGGATTCATTACCCGGATCTTCTCATCTACCTCTTTTAAACTATTAGTTACAGCCTGAGCATCTACCGGATTTAGTTTTACCCCTTTGGCCTTTTCTTTAATGGTGTTACTAAGTTTCTCTAACCCGGCAACCGTTAAGTTGTCAAGATTGCCGAATAGCTGTTGCCATTCTTCTGATTCTTGGAGCATCTGGCCATTAAGAGCAGACAAGGCCTTTTGCTTACCTTCCATTAGTTTAGCGACCAGGTAAGCATCCTTTGATTCAACAGCAGCAGCTATATCTGTGTCCCATTTATTCCGAAGGTCTTTCTCCTTTTGCTTGTAATCATTTAAGTTATCGAGCAGAGAACGGTAAGTTTCCTGTTGTTGCGCCTTGTCTATATTAGTTGTGTATGACTTATGTTGCTCTGCCGTCATACCTCCGGTCTTCAACTGCTCGTTGGCCCATTTACGTTCCTTGTCGTACCGATCTTTTATAGAGGATAACTTACGCTGTTCTTCATTCAGAAAAACGTCCGTGAGGGCTTTCGTCCGTTGCTTGTACTCATCTGCGTACTCCTTTTCTATGCGGGCGATATCCGCTCTCTCCTTTTCCTTCGCCGCTAGCTCACGGTTATCGAAAGAAGTGATAACGGTAGGATCTTCTTTTCCTTTTGATTCTTTCACCTTCTTCTGGTATTCCTCTTTCTCCTTTTGGATGGCAGCGATAGCATCCTTAGTTTCCTGTTCGGCCAAGGCAATACGCTTGGCTTTGCCGTCTTCCATAGCGGCGATACGAGTGGATTGAAGTTTGAGTTCACTATCAAGGATGGAACGGGAAAGTTCTTGCTGAAGCTTCAAACGTTTATTGATCTCGTTCTCTGCTTTACCTGTTGTATCATATTTAGAGATCTCTTTTTGTGCTTGCTGAATCTCACGAGTATATTTATTCCAATCCTCGGAATTTTTCTTGGAAACATCTAAAGCATCACGAGCGGTTTCAGCATCTTTTTTCCTCTTTTCCCAATAAACTTTATTTTTTATCTCTTCCTTTGTGGTGTTAATTTTTGATTCCGTCAGCTTTCTTTTGAAATCTTCTAACGCTTTTTGTTGACGTTTAAGATAAGCTACTTCTTCCGCAATCGCTTTATCGTTGTTTACAGTGAGCGGTATTCCTGTTGAAGGAGACACGCCTATAAGTCTCCCATTTTCCTCTCGTAGCTTCTTTAATCGCTGCGTAGATTCATCTATGTTTCGAATATACGAATCATAGGTATTGGTATCACGTTCTTTATTTAATAACTTATTTGCTTCTACTAAATCAAGCACGGCCAACTCTTCCAACTTATACGCTCCGGTTATCGCAGGAGATAGTTTCTGTAACTGTTCGTAAGCGGATATTTTAGCTAATTCCGTTTCTGTATCATCTTGAATTACACGTATCAATGATTCAATTTGATTCTTTCGTTCTGTCTCTTGTTGAATCATTTTATTCTGTTCATCATTGAATTTTTCTTGTGCTTTTTCTGCGGCAGTCGTGCTATCCGACAATGCCCACATAGTTGTTACAAGTCCTCCTACAACGACAGCCAAAGCTACATAAGGATTAGTAAGCATAGCAGCATTCAATGCTATTTGAGCCTTACGAGCCAATATGCGAGCATTAGTAAGCCCTATCTCTACAATAGTATGATTGCTTTCTGCAGCGGTAGCCAACATCACAGCGGTACGGTATGCTCCATAGGTTGCTATTAGCCCTACTAAAACCTTGCCCACAATTTCATAATTCTGAATCAGTGAAGTAGTTGCTTGAATACCCTTCATTATAACACCTTCCGACTTCTGGCCCATCTCATTGAAAGCGTTATCCATAGCGTCACGCATCATGGAAAGTTGACCGTTGATAGTCTTAGAGGTATTTTCGGACATATTGAAGAACTTACCACCTGCGGAAGTAGCATCAATAAATGCCTGTTGTACCATCTCTGCGGAGATAGCCCCCTTGGACATTTCATCTTTCAGTGTAGCAATAGATTTCCCTGTCTTTTCCGCAATAAATTGAAGCGGATTGAAACCGGCATTAATCATTTGGTTTAAGTCTTGTCCCATAAGTTTGCCGGCTGCTGACATCTGGGAGAAAGCCAAAGTAAGCGAATTGAACTTACCAGATTCCCCCATGGAAATATCGCTAATGGCTTTCAGATACTTAATGGTGTCCTCTGCCTGAATATTGAAACCAAGCATCATCTTTTCCGCCCCTACCATATCAGACATAGTAAGTGGTGATATGGTAGCCAATTCCTTGATTTGCGGAATCAGTTTACCTGCCATATCCTTGCCTACTAAAGTCTCAATTGTTGTTTGCATAGATTGAAACTCGCCACGTACGCGAACAAGTTCAGAACCAAACACCTTCAAAGTCGTTACGCCACCAATGACCGCCAATGCCTTTTTCCAAGAAATAGCAATACCGTTATTGCTTTCTACAACATTTTTAGCATCGTTATTGTAAAGGGCATATTCATCACGAAGTTTCTTTACAGACAAACGTGCCTCGGATTGTTGTTGTGTCAGTCCGAATAAAGCTGCTTTCTCTTCATCTAACACCCTGCGTACTGCATTATATTCTTCCAATTTTTCATTAGCAGACAATGGATTTTTTTTCAAGGCAATACGGTAGGCCTCTCCAAGTCGTTTCACATCTGCTTCTATGCCTCTAATTACCGACTTTTGAGTGATAATTTTTTCTGAAAGCCCGTTCACGACTTGTGAAGCATCAAATATTTGCTTCTTGAAATTCTGGTTAATCTCGTTTCCGGCGCGCACAGCGGAAGTGACAAGAGAATCCAATTCTTTCGTGTTTTTAGCCAATTGAACCTCCATCGCACGAAGGGTTGCTGGAGGAGTATTACTATCCATCCCTGAGAGTGTGGATTTAAGTTTCTCAATCTCCGTCCTTAACCTGATAACATTATCATAGTCCGCTCCTACTTTGAAATAAAGACCCGCCATATATTCGAAATTAATGTTTTGGATAAAAGTACATTGGAGAAATGAAGCGGAAGAATTTTAGGGAAAGGGATACATGACAATAGCTTCATTGTCGTAAAATAACAAAGGCGGACTAACTATCCGCCTCTCTTTTGTCTCATCAGGTCTTTTCCTGACATTTTCTTAATCTCTGCCTGGTATTCTCTTTCATAGACAGCTCTTGGTTTATCAGCCATCATTAAAAGCAAAAGAAGATAGGGAAGTTCCTCATATACCTCTCGATAGGACAAATGCAAGTTTTCCATAAACGAAGCGATACTTCCGGCGATGGTATTACCTCCTACGATTTTGGTTTTACTGTCAGATTCGCCAGTTCCATCGCCAACTGGCAGACCGCGAAAAAATCCCGACCAACAATAAGCTCGAAAGCGATAAAGTAAGCCTGTAGTAATTCAGCATGTGTTCCAGAGAGCATTTCTTTGGAAATTCTTTCTACTTTTTGTTTATAATCATAGGTGTCACCTGCTACAAGACAAGAAAGTCCCTTAATAATGTCCTCAGAATGCTCAGATACGATTTTCATCAACTCTTGAACAGTTGCATTATCTTTTATGTCAACCTTACTTAGATATTGTGTTGATCGTACAATAACCTTGATAGTTGGGGCTTTGATTACATAAACTTTACCCCCTATAATAATTGTCTTACCGTAGTTCCCGAAAAGTAATTCGGATATATTTTTTACAGCTTCATTCATGGCTTATAAAATTAGAGGGTGATTGCTCACCCTCGTTATAAATTAATCCTTAGAAATAATAATCTCATCTTCCCAGCGTTCGATCGGTACACCTGCTTTAGTTGGTTTCAACGCCGTAAAGACAAGGGCCAAGCCGATTGCTTTTTCATTAGCCTTACCAGACGCGGAAACACCGGCACGCGGGAAAATAATTCTCACCCCATCTTCGGTGGTAGCACGAACAGTAAACTCTTTATTTTCCACATGATCGGCACGTTCCCATGTTCCAGCGGTATTGGCTGTCCCGTCAGTATATTTACCTCCCTGGAACTTTGCTTTAGTTTCCAGATCATACATACCTATCGAGGCGTTCACACGAACAGCCCCCGGCTTTTTAGACGAATAGTAAGTATTACCAGAAACGTCTTTGTAATCTTTTACTTCCGGATCTTCGTCCTCATACGTGAAAGTGTCTTCATGGACAACAGGGACTTCTTCAAATACTGTACCCTCTGCCCCATCTGCTCCAACGGGCGCAACCTCCAATTTTTGAAGGTTCACCACGACAATTTTCTTTTTCTCTGCCATAATTATCTAACATTTAAAACTTCAAACAAAATTCTCACATTTACATAATGACACTTCAAAGCGGTGTCCGCTTCTGTACCGATACCCTCGATAGAGTAACGATAAAATGAACCGTCATAGGAACCTGTGCTTCTCAATACCTTCATGGCTTCTCTTTCGAGTTCTCCCAAGCGTATAGAATTGGCGGAGTTCTCTCCTAAATCAGGCACACAAAGGTTCACCTCAACGAAAGACTTCTTCCAATAAGTCCCCGGCTGTTGCTTCTTTGCGTGGATGACAATTCTTTCAGACTTCAACTCACCCGTTAATGTTTCACCATCAGGCACTATGTCTATTCCAAAAGCCTTGCAATCCCGGTAGAGAATGTTTCCTATGTCGGTAGGTACTATCATTTTACAATCTCCCAATCTTCGGCAAATACATCACTGATAGACGGAACCCATGAATCTGCCCTACCGTCTGGATTGATAATAAGCATTTGGCTTGTGTAGTCAATTACTTTATTCTCACGGGACATAATGATGTCTTTGGCTGATTGGGGAAGTGATTGCATTTTAGGAATAATCTCTTCGGTGATATGAGCCGGAATTTGCTTGACAACAAATAACCCTTTACCGTTCCATCCGCTTCTGCGGATAGCAAGACCGAATTTAAGTGCTTCGATTGCCATACCGAAACTCATGTGTTCCATACAAAAAGAAGATTCAAAAAGTCTATAATCTAAGACTTGATTGTATCTTCCCATTAATTCACGCTGCAACACAAGCAAAAACGCTTGGATGTCATTCTTTACTACCTCACGAAATTTGTCAGAACGAACAAAAGCAGAGCATTTCTCAAATTTCTCTGCAAGGTCTTTCTTCTCAATACACAAACGGTCAATATGAGTTTCCGCCAATTGGTATGCCTTTTCAAACATATCTTTAGGCGACCAACTTTCATAACCATTATCATAGCGGATATGATAACCGGGAACATCTCTATAACTTTCCGTTCTCAATAATCCCGCTTCACAAGCTTCTGCCTCGGTCATAGGTTCAGCTTCAATCTGTTTTGTTCCAATATACTTTTTCATTTTTCAAATTCTTCCTTTAATCGTTTTTCTGCATATAAAGCAGCACCACTCAAAACATCATAGCCTTTGGATTCCACGAATGAAGCGTATTCCGCTTCGTTTTTCAGCGTCAAACTATCTTTATCGACATTGTAATCATTGGACGTTCTCAAAGTGAGCGTATGGTCTTGATAATCGCCGTGTTCCTCTGCGTACTTCACGGCTTCATCTCCCACATCAATCATCTTCTTTTCGACCTCCCATTCTCCTTCATTGAAGAAATCTTCTACATCTGAGAAATCAAAATCTACTCCAACCATATCACTCTGTAGGGAAAATAGTTTGTTTCCAAAGGGCTTTTGGCAACGCCTTCGCCTCTTATACTTCCATCAGGGTTCAGGCAACGAACTTCTGCACCAACTTCAACCTTTGATGGCTTATCAAAGACTACCTTGTACTGAAAATCATACAAAACGCCATTGATTGATATTTTCTTTTCCGCACTTACATCATCACAACGGCACTTGCATACATCCTGCCAGCTTTCACCACCAGAACCGGGAATAGGCCTTCCGAACTCATCCTTATCCATCGGCGTGATTACCTTTACTTGCAATATGTGTGGGGCGAATATCATAAGAAAGTCACTTTGGGTTTATCACTCAGTTCGTCTTTCAATCCGTACATCTTGCATGCCAAAGAGTAGTACTGTTTGATACCGTCAATGTTCCAAGACATAGAGAATCCGCTTTCACCGATAGAGGTAGCCCGAAGTAATAGAGAGGGGATGAACTTCGCAATCGCCACCGACACAAGACCGTAACAATCCTCGTTCATCTCATCCTCTCCGCTTATCTTCCAATTCAGACACATATCTAAAAGGTCAGCTTTCGACAAGTTAATGCCGAAAGTCTGAAACTTCTGTGATATGTATTCATTTACCGTCATTTTAGTATGGTGTAATCAATCTACTATATGCAGTATGACTATAATTCGTACAATACTTTGATTTATAAATGTATCTGAACGGATATTTGGGAACTTCAATTCGTTTCTCTTGAATAGCCGTTTCCTCTTTCACCGAACACATCATAGCCGGATTATTTGCAACCAAGAACACGGGGTGCGTCATGGTCAGTACAACACCATCAACCGGAGCCGCTTCCAAAATAATAAACGGAATATCCGGCAGACCGACATCAACCGATGGATTCACGTATTCACACTTGGGAGATTCCACACTTGATGCCTGAACGCTCAACGAAACCAAAGACATCATCAAAAAACCACACATGGCAAAAATAAAATTCTTCATTTCTTTTCTGATTTATAAAATTAGACAATGGAAGGGTAGAAACACTACCCTATCCTTTTACTCGATACCCAATGCTTCTTTCAGTTTGGCAGTTGATTCTTCATCCAGTTTTGTGATCTTAGCCAAAAGAGTTTCCTCTTTCATGTTGCCGGATGCCTGAGCGCCGATGGACTTCAACGCATCAATCAAAACTTTTTTCTCGAACTCCTTATCAAAAAGGGAGATTTTAACCTCCTTCTTTTCTTCGGGAGTTTTCACCGTTTCTACACGCTCGGCAAGTTTACGGTTCTCCAAGTCCTGTATACGGGCTTCGTCTTCAAAATCGAGGATTGTACCCGGACTGTACACTTCGCCAGTAAACTTATCGCGGAAAATATCAATCACTTTAATCTTCATAGAATCCTCCTTATCCCTCTGGGACAGCATTCATGGTTGACAAATCGAAATTTACAATCTTATTCGGAGCGATAAATTCAGGAATCCACTCGGCAGTATATTCCATGTATCTACCCTCTTCATCACGATAGTTACAAACCGACATCTGACCTTCAGCAGTATTATAAGAACGTCCCGGAACTGGATCAGTCATTACATATGGCTTATGGTGGCGCATCTTCATCACCTTATCTGTCTGCAACAGGGTGATACGGTTGTCGGCGTAAATCTGCACATTCTCACCGGCCTGATTCTCTACGTAGTCCTCTTTGATCTCAATTGCCGGAAGACCAATACCAGTAAATACGCTGGATGCCATCTGGTCAGTCACCAACCCTGCATTAACCATGAACTCACGTTCACCAAGAATCATCTTGAATTTATCACCGAACTCGGAAGCCCCTACAATGTTCTTCATAAACGTACCACGAGACATAATCATTTTGGAGAACACACCGTATTTGGCTTTCAATTTCTGAATCTCCTGTTGCAAGTAAGAGATAAATACATTCTTTGCTGAAACGTCAGGAGTAAGGAAGTGGAACGGTAGCTCGATGTCCAACAATTCGATGTTTTCCTTATTATCAGCCAAATGAACCTGCGCCTTACCAGTCATCAACAATTCAGGAACGATAATATCCATACGCTTATGCGGAGCAAGCAAAATCTGGCGGTAATCATCAACGATGAAGTCGATAATCTCCTGTAAGATTGTACTTTGTTCTGCAGTATTGGCAGCATTGAACTTATCAATGATGTCTTGCAATTGTGACAGACGTTCGATATCCATTTGATAGCGATCACCCAAGTAAGCAATTTCAGTATAACCACTTCCGAGTGAACGTCTTTCACGAATAGGTTTCTGGTCATTCTTACCCAGAATGGAACCGGCAACAACACCCGTTACTGTCCCAAGATAAGTCTTGAAAACACGGGTTTTGGTTTCCAAGAAATCTCCGTATTGCTTCCAATAGATTGTGTCCAGTCTCAACTGGAGAACACGGTCGATAATCGCCTTAACGATTGCGGGATCTGTGAATAAAGTTTGTATGGTCAAATTCATATCTAAACTTTTAATGATTAATACTCAAACTGGAAACGGCTTGTCAATCCAACCTTATCCAGTTCATGAATCGGAAGAACCAACTTACTTTCCTTTACCTCATAAGCCTGCATCAAAAGAGTGCAGAGAACCGCTCCATCGCTCTCAACTTTCTTCGCGTCATAAAGAACGAAGTTAGCAGTGTTCTTTTTCACAGTACCACCCACTTCGGTAGCTTCAAAAAGAACTGCATCCTTCGCAATATTTTCCCCAAAAGCTGCCTTAATAGTCAATACATCGTAGGCTTTATTGGACTTGTCAATAGACGCTACTTCCGCTCCTTTCTTTCCGCTTCCGATAAACATTCCTTGATAAGCCAAAGAATCTTTTGCCACCTTGATGGTAAGATTAGACTCTCCTGTGGTATAAGCTTCAACCACTTTCACATTACGGACGGGAACGAGTGTCCGTTTCTTCAAGTCCGCTTGTACCGGGGTGAATACAGGAAGAGTAGAACCTACTACGAGGTTGTCAATATCCAACTTCCACGGCCCGCTCTTTCTAACACCTGTTTCAACACGGTAAAACTCTTCCGGCTTATAATCCGGTTTCAAGTCATAATGTGTACCTGCTGCCATTTAATTTACTTTTTAGATTCAACAATCGTTTTTGTACCTTCCGAGATCATGCCTGCGATAGATTCATTTTCTTTCTCAATCTTCGTCTCCGCTGATTCGGGAGGGTTCACACCGCTAAAGCCTATATTAGCGAGTTCCTGCTTTGCGTCCTTGAAATAAGTATCTAAGTCTGCATCATCGGGAATCGCATAACGCTTAGCGAATGTTTCGGGAATACCATACTCCTTAGCCTTTGCCATAATCTGCTCTTGACGGGTAGCCTGTAACTTTTCTTGCTTTAAAGCAGAAAGTTCAGTCAAAAGATTCTTATTGGAATCAATTAAAGCCTGTGCCCATGCGGGAACATCATCTTTCTTATCTTCCGGTTTCGGATTTGGGATAGGATTAGGATTCTCGATAGGCTTACCGTCCTTAATGTTGTGTTTCTTCTCGTAGTTAGATACTGCGGAAGCAACTGCACCATTAGCCCGGAAATCACCATAGGAATTTAACACGTCTTGAAAACCTACTCCATCCGCAATTGGCTGTACTTGGCTTTCATCCGTTACACCGGCCGCTTTTTTCTCAGCGATCCGGATTAAAGTAGCTTCATCAACCCCAGGGAATTTGGTTTTGAGTAATGCTAAAATCTTTTCTTTCATACCGTATGAATTTTCGTTTAAAATCTTGGTATAAAAGTAGATTGCTAATATGTGGGTGAGAAATTTTAAAGGGTGGAATATATGACAATAGAGCTATTGTCGTGAAATGGGATGGAAATGATATTAAAAAGGCGTGAAACTGGAGAGGAATCACGCCTATATAAATGTTATTCTTTTTAGTTTAAAATAAATTTATAGCAGCCAGTTTTTTTATCAAAGCCTTACAAATGAGCCAACACAAATACCATCTCTTAGGCTTGATTCTTAGAATTAGACTACTTCCCTCCAATATTACTTCTTGATTGTACTTTTTCATTCTGTTCCTCCTTGATTTCTTTAAGCTCTTCTTCGATTCTGTCAGCGTTCCCTGCAAATATAATACCTTCACGTGTTGACCAAATACCACCACTAACAGCGGAAACGGCAGTAGTAACCTTGTCGTTCAAATCATCAATCATATATGGCTGGACTTCCGTTTCAATATCAATCGTCTGCGATGCCTTGCTGAATTCGGAAGGATTGATAGCCCCTAAAGCAGAAACAAGGAAGTTTACTCTTCGTTGTAAGAACTCACCGATAACCTCCGCATGATTGCTAACACTCATGTGCGCCCCCATGAACATAAAGCGGAAAGCCGTACCGGATGCTTTACCAACTCCTTTCAATGTTTCAAAGGATATTCTCGGAGTGTTCGACATATCGTAAGCCATGTTGGTAAGCGTTTCAGCTTCAAATTTAACCGTATCTGGAACTTGATTCCACGTCAGATACTGGGCATCTGCACCTTCCCCTGTGAGTTTAACCATCCTATCCTTAACCTTACCCATGAAGCCCTCTACATCGCCAATCAATTTCAGGAGAGGGAAGAAATGGTAGTCAATACAATCAGCGTAATTGGATAGAAGTTTCTCTAACCGGACACGGAAGGTCTTTATCTTCTTGCAATACGGTTCAGTTCGGTAAGCATAGAGAACTGGCAGCTTGGGGAATCCATGAGCAAACGAAGTCCTTTCCTCGTAACCATTAGACAAATCCCACTGATAAACAGCCTTATCCGTGATAGTCATAAAGCAAGTAATTTCCGAATCATCCATGAGCTTCTTCTTATATTCACGGGAGAAAGCAACCATCTTGCCTTCATCATTGAAGAACGGATAGAGCTTATCCCCACGGAACGGAGACCACAATACACTTTTCAGCTTTTTGGTTGGTTTTACCTTGCCTCCAAATGTAGTCTTTACTTTCTTCCAGAACTTCGCCCAGAACGAATCATCATCGGTAACATACCAATATTCTGCCGCTTCTTGTTCGGAGAGCCAGGCACGGACAATCTTCTTGTTTTGATATTTGATTTTATTAGACTTGAATACAGCCTTTACCGCATCCAGCAGCTTCTTTTCATCATCATCAGTTGGAGTGCAATCCATAGACGGTTCTGTGCCGACTGTAAAAGCAGTTTGGATGTTCACGATATCCTGTTCCAATGGAATGGAGATACGGTTCACCGGTTCGGTCTTATACTGAGCTTCGATTTCGTAGGTCTTGCCGGTTTTTTCATCGAAAACCTTTTCAGCATCCTTTTCAAGCACCTTTCTGTCCGGGTACTTCTCTTTATCTACCATGATTTCGTGGCGTTCGGGATTCCAGTCGTCCCAAAGTTTACAACGGTCGGGAAGTTCGGTCTTTCTGCCTTTCTTAAGGTAGCTTATCTTCTGCCCGATGTCGGGGAGTGCTAATATTTCTTCGAGTGTTAATGGCATAATCTATAATTTTAATGCGTGAATATTCCTGTTAAATCTTTCGGTTTCTGAATCTTGCCGAGAAGCTCGCCCAAAACGTAATAACGGGCAGCATCAATGCCGTGATTATCGTGGTCTTCCGGCTCATTGATATAGTTTCCGTCCTTATCCTTCGCCCAAACATACTTTCTGAACTCGCTTTGAAGATTATATGAACGTTTGGTTATATAAATCTCCATATCTTTCATCTTGTCAATTCCGGCATTGATAGAGCCAGCAACTTTTTCAACGGCATATATCTTGATTCCTCCGTTGTGTATCTCTTGAATCAAACGTGGATCTGCACTGTCGGCAATAACCTTCAAGCCCCACGGACGAAGAGTTTTTATTATGTCGGAGGAAAGCAATCCAGTACGGTAATCTACTTCATCCAAGTAAAGGGCGTTATCGACGATACCACAACGAATGGAAGCGGACGGGTCATGCGTATAACCAAAATCCTGTCCGAAGGCAACTCTTTTTGCATAAGAAGGGAACTCATCAACGATGCCCCACTTCTTGAACACAGCACCTTCCGCAACGTCAGCCCACCGCCCGATAACCACATGAGCATATTTTTCGGGATTGCTCACCTTCATATCCTCGACCTCTTTCAGAAACTCCGGTGAAAGGTTCTCCAAGTTGTCAAGGTAGGTAGTATGAATGTGAAGTACATTCGGATGAGTGGAAATCTGAACCTGCACACCGTCAATCTCTACCAGCTTGTGAGTTTTCTCAATGTACTTCTTATAGATGAAGTGATTGGAGTCGCACGGATTCATTATGATAATAATCCGGTTCTGAATCCCTTTCTTACGGATAGAGAGCATTATTTTATCGAACTCTTCTTCATTCGTCCACTCTTCCGCTTCATCGCAGACGAAAGTAGTGATACCCTGGATAGATTTCAGCTTTGCTGTTTGGTTGCCGGAAGAGGTTTTAATACCCCGGAACATGATACGGCTCTTAGTCATTTTATTGACTATATCCGTCTTGGTGGTCTTGAAGTATTTAGTAGTTCCGTCCAAATCTATCTTCTCCATCATTTCGGGGATAATAGACATACCGGCAGAAACCATCGTGTAGCGGGTATAGAGAATCTGATGCACAATCTTTTCGGCTTCCGTCATTTCAAAGGTCAGCCGTTCAATGAAGGAAGAAGCATTGAAAGACTTTCCGCTACCACGTCCTCCGGTGATAAGGATGATGAATTTTTCCTTATCCTCGTACAATGGATGGTAAATTTTTTGGGGTACTATCATTTCAGTTTGTCTTTAATCCATGAATCAATACTGATACCGTGTCCAATATCGGTTGGAATATCGGCATCTTCATCCTGTTTACGTTCAATCTTTCTCCAATCCTCATCGTGGTGATACAGCCAAACAGACATTGCCTGCAAGCTTGGTGCCAACTCGCTTTCGCTAACTTGTAATTCGTCCTCACCTGTCAAATTTCCCTCTGAATCACGGAGCTTTCTTACCACGGTGCTTTTGGTTTTTATGCCACCGAGAGCCATTGCAAGGAATTTAGCCCTTACAGTAGCATTGATTGTCGCGCGCCCACGCGCTAAGACTTCGGATATTTCGGCGTACTCACTTTTCTTTTCACAGAAAGTTTGCGGCAAAATCCCTATGGCGTAGGCTATTTCCTTATCAGTGAATCCCTTTTTAGCATACGATTCCACGAGAGAAAGAAAGTCCTCGCTTGTATAGTCAAACTTGGGCTTTCTTCCTCCTTTGCCTTTTCTATTTTGAGATTCACTATTGCTCATATTACTTATTCACTCCAAGGATTTTCATCTTCTTCCTCAACATAAATCCGTTTTAGTTTATCAGATACTTCTTTCAACTCATGTTTCATCTGCTTTACATGAAACTCGGCAGGCATGGGAATTTCCATTGCGCCTAATAGGTTATCTATCGTGTCGATAACTTCTGCAAATTCATCCGGTGCAATCATATCAATCTATTCTCTCTACTTGGTCGGAGAATACTTCTCCCTTGATAAACTTCATATCTGCATCATACCCAAATCTTCCACAGAAAGCTGCTTTAGCTTCATAGGAATCAAAGGACAACATCACATAGGCATCCATATCCTCGGCTTGCTTCTGTGCGTTCTCCTTTACTTGTTGCTTGACTTCTTTCATGTGGGCAACCTTCTCAGCACGTTCCAACTGCTTAGCGGCCTTATCGGCTTCTTTCTGTTCGGTAACTGGTGACATCATATCTTCCAGAGCATCAGCCAAAGAGTTTTCTTCTTCGGTCTGCAAAAGGAAATCAACGCCAATCATATTCAGGTCGGCATCGGTCAGACCAGCATCTTTCCAGTCAATGTCGGGAACAATCTGCGCAAGAGCATCGAAATCCCAAGAACCTTGCGCGTTCGGGTTGTTTAAAAGAATATTCAGTTCCTTCTCCTGCTGTTCGTCCACGTCAATGACATCGACCCGGATGCGGTAATCATTATCGGGGAACTTCTGTAATTCGTCCATGACAGACAAACGCTGATGCCCACTGACTACTGTTAACCCTGTACGCTTGTTCACGACAATGCCACCAACTAAACCAAATTTCTTAATTCCACGCTTTAGAGTCTTACGAGATTCGTCCGACAACTTGCGAGGATTATAATCTGCGAAGCGAATAGCCGAACGGCTTAGTTCAATTGATTCACTCTTTATGTATTTGCTTAATTCCATTGTCATATTCAAATAAAATTCTTTCACTCATAGGAAATGCTTTGATAATCTTTTTCAAATCTCCTGGAAAATTCTCACGAAGCCACAAAAAGCAGTCAAGATTGAACCCGATACCGCCCGAAGCCTTACTTGAATACCGGATCGGCTCGGGAAGTCCTTTTTGCCTCATGTAGGTTAGAACCTCTTTCTGTGTCCAGTCGGCCAAAGGATAAACTTTACCTGCATTCTCATAATCAGGATAAGTATTCAGCATCAGCCTGCGGTTCATACTGTCAGCTTTCTTCATCCCATAAAACACGTAATCAATGCCAAACTTTAAACGCATAGCATTATCTACATCTGCAAGCTTCAACAGCTTTATCTTTGGATTAGGGACACAGTACATGCCTGATCGAAGAATATAGGTCAAATTCCAGTGTGGAATCTGTATAAACTCCACTTTTGGATATCTGGCCTTAACCCAGTTCACCCAGCGTTCGATATGTTCTAATCCCGGGACAAAGTACATGAAAACACATACTACCCTATCAAACTTTGGATAAAGAAGATCCAGCAAAACAAGGCTATCCTTACCCAGAGAACAAAAAACGATAGCCTCATTAGATTTTACTCTAACGAGGTCTATCGTCCTATATGTTCTCTCAAGCAAGGTCATCCCGAACTCATACCTAAACCAGAGCGTACATTTCTGTACTGCTGATTTCTGGTAATAAATCTACCACCTTGAGAAACTCTGTTTGTTCCTGGTACCGTCAAACCTCTACGGCCGCCTCTGTAATTAGAGGTCGCAAAACCTGTTCTGTTAGTTCTTCTACCGACTCAGCAAAATTATTAATGGTTAAACATTGGACTTATCTATCACTTTACCCAAGTCATAAATGATTTGGGCCATCACGTACTCAACACCATCGACTTCATAGGGGATTTCGTTGCCGTCTTCGTCTGTCAGGATCTCAACTTTTGCGCCTTTCACCTCGACAATAGCAAACGGGCGTGTACCCTTGTATTCGCCTGTCAAAAACTTGATAGCATCGTATTCAACCGGTACGACTTCGGGTTCTTGATCTTCTGGCACTTCTTCAAAGTGTTTATATTCTTTATCCCCGACTTTATACCGGATATACTTCTGAGAAGTGTTAGGCCGGATCTCTCTGAACTCTTGTATTTTCTTGCCAGCTAAAATCTCATCGAAAAACTTCTGTTTAATCGAAAGTGTTAATACATTCATAATCGTGTCTATTTTATTAATAAATAATTAGTTGCGGGACAGGGATTCGAACCCCGGACCTTCGCCAAGTCAAAGCGACAAGCTAACCACTGCTCTACCCCGCGATAGCACCACTAAGGTACTACCATAACCAAAGATACAGAAATATCTTCAATCGTTATTTATGACAATAGAGCTATTGTCGTAAACTAAGCCATTTATCCCGTCTTTCTCTGCACGCCTCTAAGGCAGGTGCACAACAAGAAAACAACTCACCATTTTCAGTACGGTAATCGTACTGGTACATTCTCACTCTCTTTCTGCCTAACTTCGTTGTGTAGGTAGTGTAATTCTCTTTACCGGGCTGGCATATACTGCAACCGTTTTTGTTTATTGAGTTCATAATCATTTATCAATACTTACTTAGTAATTTGTAAAACATTCGCCTTTTCTCTATGTATTTAAGACCATTTCGTCTAAAACCTCGCTTTGATTTTGATACTGTCATTTGGCAACCTGCAACGCCAATGTAAATGCAATTTGAATGATGCCTTTTAGCTTCTTTGAAAGCCCACCAAATCGCTTCACGACAATATCTATAACTATCATTTTGAACACCCTCGTATCCTCTACTCAAAATGAAGTGACCTATTTCGTTTGCTTCTTCTTCTGAATAGCATATTGTGAATATATTATTCATCCTTTCTTTGCTTTACTTGTTCTACCAAAAACCTTTTAAAATCATTCTTGCACTGGCTGTGAATGATTTTATACTGATGGGATAGATTAGGCAATTGTTTATAACCTTTGCTATACAAGAATTTGGCTACTAATTCAATCTTTTCACGGTTACTGAAACCTCTGTCCTTACACATGTTAGTTATACAGACATTCGCCTTGCTGGTAGGCTTCTTTTCAACTGGTGGCATGTATTCATGTCTGCCATAAGCAAGCGTTCTTGGATAGCCAACCGCTTCACCTAAATATTCACCTGTAATGCAATCAAATTCACCACTAATTAAACTATCTGCTATTTCACCCATAATAATCAATATTTAATGTTTCACATTCAACCGTTCTTCACTCGTATAAGCCACTACAAGCCCAGTTTCATCATGCTGTATGGTGATGTACTTTTCACCCCTCTCTATAGTAGAGAAGTCATAAGGCGTTACCATCTTATCCAATACTTTACCCAGTTGCTTCATCAGTGGGGCTTCATGACTGATAACTAAAACTAAATCCGCTTTCATAATCGTGTGTATTTTGGTAGCCCGAAGGCTCCCGGATTTAGAACTCAACCAATATCAATCTTTCTAAAGAACCTGATGCTTTCACCCACATGTAATTGTTTTCAAAACCATAGTCAAAGAACAGCTTAAAGTAAGGGTATTGTACTATTAAAGAGTTCATACAGCCTCTTAACTCGTCTTCTGACATACAAGAAGTTATTTCATTGACAATTTGAACGAAAAGGTATAAAACTTCTGGTTCATTATTCAATAACGGTTTTTCTATAACTGCTTTTAAAAATATATTTTCTTTCATGTTCTTCTATATTGCGCAGGGCTTTTGCCCTGATGGTTAAACTTATCTTTTATCTATCACTAAGTAATGGTCTGCTAAGCATTTAACCCATTGTATTCTATACTTTCTTGAAGCACATCTAAATTCAATATCTCTTATAGCAGAAAGAATATCAGACGCACTTTCATTATAATATTTTGCGAGTATAGTTAGTACATGATAGCTTTCTTGCGGTGTAAAGTGTAAAGAACTTCTATATCTCTTTGCTGTCTCATATACCCTCTTTGAGAATGATTCAATAGTTTCAAAATCTTCTTTTCTATAATTAAAAAGGTCTGTTGCTTTCAT